GGCCATCGAAAGTGATGTACCAGTCATCATGTAGGCCAGGTGCCATCTCGGTAGCTTCGAGAGGTGTGAAGGGTGGGGTAGTCATAATAACGTCCTTTCAAGGTTGATAATTAAAGTCTATCATATGTTGACAAGGTTGTAAACCTGCGGACTTAGGATTTCTTTTACAGATGGCTATTGAGTGTTTAGTTGATCTTGTGTATACAAGGAATATATGATCTTGAAAGGATACAGACATGGCTAATCCTCGTTTCTTGAAACCGGAGTACATCGCCCGGGTGCTTGACGTTACTCCTAAGACGGTAAGGCTCTGGATACTGTCCGGGGAAATACCTGGGGGCTATCGGTTCGGCAATTCACTGAGGGTAGATAAAAGTGAGTTCATGGAGTATCTCAGGTCTAAGAAAACACTTAACTAGTTCTGTGGAAGGGCAGTCCAGATAGACGGTTCTAGGGAGCAATTGCAGTCTTTAACTTAGCCCCGGGGCATAGGGCCATTCGCGGGTGCGGCCGTGTTAGGGTAGGGCCCTAAGCTCTGCCTAGACGGTATGGTAACAACCCTACACAGACGGTGCGGCAATAGCTCTGCCTAGACGGTATGGTACCATCAGTAGTTCGCGCGCTCTCGCTCAGCCTCAGTAATATGAACGGGCCCGCCCGCATACCACAAAACAAGATGGGAGTCAACAGAAACCGCCCCAAATAAAAACTGAAATAAAGACAAGATTCCTGTTGACCGTGCGATGGATCTTGCCTATATTGAATACATCGAAACGACGCAATACCGCGTCACTTAAAAGGATCGACACAATGACACATGCCGCAATTAAATCAATCAAATCCACTAGCCATAAAACAACTGTTCTCCCTGCCGGCGCAGCAAAAGGCGTCAACAAGAAAACCGCACCAATGACGGCACGTCACCTGAAAGACGAGGGCATCAAAACGAAGGCGAAGCGCACACGTAAGCCCGCCGCCACGAAAGCGAAAGCACCAGCGAAGGTGAAGGCACCCGTGACGAAGGCGAAACGTGCAGCGGGTACGCTGACAACTGTTGACATTGCCGAAGAACAGGGCATCAACGCGAAAACGTTACGCGCCCGCATCCGTCGCAACATTGACGCATGGGAACCTCTGTTCAAGAATGGCGAAAAACATGTATTCGCGGACAACAAAACGACACACAATAAAATTACCGCATTGCTGTCGTAAACACCACACATACGGGCGCAGCACACACGCTGCGTCCACTCACACAGGAGAACGTACCATGCCTGCCTCACATGAACCCACCTACGTCTACATGCTGTCCGTCTATGATGACTCCGAGTTCGGTCAACGTGTCCACCGCTCATGCCACGTGTCACACGCGGCCGCTGTTGACTACTCGGATAACATCGTGCTGCCGGGCCTGCATGATACAATCGACCCCGAATACCATGGCTCCATCCGTCGGGAGATTGATGACATGCTGCTAATGGGTGCATGTCTCATTACAGTTTAGTGTTGACATCGGCCGCATCGTGTGTCAACATGTAATTATCGAAACACACACAAACGGGTAATGACAAAATGAAACGCACCATCACAATCGAACAACTGAAATCACATAACGAACACGTCGAACAGTTCATCGAAATGCACATGTATGAATGCGACTCCGATTTGCGTGTACAATTCGAATGCCACTCCCTGCATGTCTCGCAGTCGCATGTTGAATATGATGACGATGAAATCGAAACATTATTGTGCATGTGCGATGTGTTGGCAAGGTCATACGAAAATATGTCGCAATACATCACCGTTGATGCCATTGATTACGACACGGCTGTATGCGTAATCGTTGATGCAATCAATACAATCAACCATACCACGTGACCGACCGTCGCGTTTAATACCCGTTCGCAACGACACTGTGTCGCAGGTCGTTTTTTATAGGGGCAACGCCATGACGGCGGACGAGCACCGATCTCTACTGCCCCTAGTTTCACTCTCTAGCTTCTCTTTAACAAGAGAGTAAGTCCTGACAACACGAGGTAAGTGGAATATACTATTACTATTGTCAATAAAAGGAACTAGAGATGAAAGGCCCAAAGAAACCTCTGACTTGGGAACAGAAACAAGTCAAAGCCCAGAAGCGCAAAGCCCGGAAGAGAGCTCGGACCACCTATCGTCAGACCGGCAAGAAGCTCAAATACCTAAGAAGGAACACAATATGACCAAAGAAGAACTACTCAAACTGCTTGCCACCCGGCAGAGCGCCATTCTTGTTTACCCAACCCAGCAGCAGGCCTCCGATGCCTACTTTGATGTGACTCAGCACAAACTGCCAGAGCCCGGAGATAGACCTATTAACTACTTCCCTAAGATGTTGTCTATTACACAGCACAATCCAGCTGCCAGCCGGCCCGTTATCCTGCGGTGGATGTCTGGTAAGACCCATCCTAGTACTATCCGCAATATGCAAGCGGTGATTGAGTTTCCCCAGGGTATGCCCCCAAATACTTCCCTCTATGACTGGCGTAATGTTCAAGCAATCCATGAGCGCCATCGGATGGAGTGCCGGATATGTGGCGCTCCTGCTACTCGCACACTCGGGGAGTACAATGATATTCCTACCTGTGGAGCTACCCATTGTGGCAAAATTGCACAGGAGGGCTATTAGGGTGAGAGCCAGAAAAGTTCGAGACATCATCTTGCGCAAATACTGGCGGAATATCTGGGTGTTTAAGCTCAATGGTGATCTGGTAATACTGAGCACAAACACTGGACTACCCCTCAAGACGTACAAGGAGGGTGAGTATGTGGGGTAGCTTGATTGAGCAAGTGCGCCGTGACCGGATTATAGTTGCCGTTGCAGCGTGGGCTTATGAGAGGAACTACAAGCCCATCATGGCAGATAGTGACTATGACGCCCTATGCGGGCGTGTCCACAGTCAGCGTAACGTGGCGACTGGCAATCATCGCATGGATCGGTTCTTCCAGCGTTCCTTCGATCCGGACACAGGCCTTTGGGTGCATCGCCATCCTGACCAAGCTGGGTTGGAGAACATATACGCGCGCTATTGGTATCCAACGCTATACAAGGACGCAATCAAACGCGCACGAAGGAGGGCTCGACGGAAAGCCCGTTGACAAGCTCCGGTGCTGCGGCTATGATATTCCTCGAACAATCAATGAGGAACCTATGCCGCGCAAAACCGCCAAGAAGAGCCCGCTGATTAACGATCCACGAGCCCCTAAGAAGGCCAAGATCAAGATTAATGGCAAAACGCTCACCATCAAACAGAAGGCGTCCCACGACAAGGGGCGCTTTGATACAGAAATGCGGGAGGGCTATCTGTCCATGATCCGTGAGGGTATCACCAATAAAGACGCCGCAGCAGCATGTGGCGCAGGCACCAAATACTTCAAACGGCGCCGCGATGCCGATCCCGACTTCGAAGCAGCCTACCAAGAAGCTCGTGCCGACGGCGATGATGTGATCCGCGGTGAAATCAAGAGGCGTGGTGTGGATGGCGTCAGACGAGCGATCTACCACGATGGCAAAGTCGTTGGGCACAAGCAGGAGTACTCCGACAACCTGCTGATGTTTCTTGCCAAGTCTCGTATGCCCACTGAGTTCGGTGACAGGCAGACGATTGAACACTCCCACAAGTTCGAAGGCGCTGCAGAGCAACTGGTCGACAAGATGGCAACCATCCTCGGCGTTGCTGTTCCCGAGCTGCCACCACAGAACCCCGATATGATCGACATCACGCCAGTGGAGGTGGAAGAATGAGCTTTGCCAATTTCTCGCTGCATCAACTTCGCCAAGAATGCGACCCTGAGCAGATCGTTCAACTCATGTCCAGCCTCACTGATGAAGAGGCGACATTGCTGCAGTACCAGTGGAGCTTCTGGGCACGTCCTCAACAGCTGCCGCCAACCCTCGTCAAGACCGAACACGACTGGCTTACATGGCTCATCCTCGCAGGACGCGGGTTTGGCAAGACACGATCAGGAGCTGAGTGGGTCCGTGATCTGGTTGAGAACAAAGGGTACAAACGGATTGCACTTGTCGCTGAAGACGCAGGTGACGCCCGAGACGTTATGGTTGAGGGTGAGTCAGGCATTATCGCAATTAGTCCTCCGTGGAACCGGCCGAACTACGAACCGTCCAAACGTCGACTCACTTGGCCGAATGGTGCCCGAGCAACGATCTTCTCGGCTGATGATCCCGAGAGCCTTCGTGGTCCACAGCATGACGCCGCATGGCTCGACGAGCTTTGCAAGTGGCGCTATCAGCAGGAGGCGTGGGACCAGCTTCAGTTCGGTCTTCGTCTTGGTAAGCGTCCTGTCCAGTGCATTACCACAACTCCCAAGCCGACAAAGCTGCTCAAGGAGATTGTTACTCGAAAATCCACACTCATCACCAAGGGTCACACCTATGACAACCTCGACAACCTTGCTAGCTCATTCCGAGAAGCGATTGTTGCGCGGTACGAGGGCACTCGCCTTGGTCGTCAGGAGCTTAGCGCTGAAATCCTGGACGACAACCCAAATGCTCTGTTCCATCAGGGACTGATCGACCAGCACCGGATCAAGTTCACTCAGCAACCTGAAGACCTGCAGATGACTGTGGTTGCAGTCGACCCACCGGCCACCGGCAATGCGACATCGGACGAGTGCGGTATCATCGTGGCTTCTCGCGACCAGCCGAACACAAACCACGCTCACTACTACATCCATAAAGATGCCACAGTGCAGGGTCGATCGCCTGAGGGCTGGGCGTCTGCAGCCGTCTCGCAGTACTACAAGTTCGAGGCCAACGCAATCGTGGCAGAAGTCAATCAAGGTGGCGATATGGTGGAGAGCGTCATCAGGTCGGTCGATCCCACAGTGAGAGTCATCAAGGTCCGTGCATCGAAAGGCAAGTGGCTTCGTGCAGAACCTGTGGCGGGTCTGTATGAGCAAGGACGGGTTCACCACGTCGGGTCCCATTCCGATCTTGAAGATCAGATGTGTGACTTCGACCCCTCCGGTACAGTCGAGGGCAAATCACCCGACAGACTCGATGCTCTTGTGTGGGGCCTTGCCGAGCTGTCAGGGCGCAAGCAGGCTGAGCCGCGTATGCGAAACCTCTAAGCATATATAACGCGCATTACGTAAGCCGCAATTGCTGTTGACGACCCCAGGGGCTGTGTGTTATCAATCTGGCACCGCTCAAGCCAGGAGTAACACCTATGACCCGACTGACCACCTACCCAACGACCCCCGATGAACTTAAGGAGGATCTTATTGCGGTATACCCCAACTATGAGACTCAGATAAGGTCCCTGGTGGACTGGGATCATCTTAACTCGCCGGGGGTGATGGAGTCCTTTTTCAGATATACCCTTAACGATGCGGTCGCCGCCGACTTGTATATTAACCAAAGGGTACCATTCCCCTCCTTTATACCCTCTGTACTTGACTCAAGGTCCCTCCCCTATAAGATGGTTGCAGATCGAACAGCCGGTCCTAACGATCAGAATGGCTCCTACACTCAGTCACTGTTTAGGACCAGACATGCGGTTTTTGATGATACCTCACTCTTAAAGTTCATCTTCCCCAACTGGATGATATCCAGCGCTGCGGAGTCCAGCGCTGGTGTTGCCACCTTGAATGCCTCAATTGAGTACCCCATGGGCAGTGGCAATCGGGTTCCCATACTCTTCAATGGGAGCCAGGAAGTAAGTATGGCGTCTCTCTCCTATGCAGTTTCGGACCCCCTAGATTTTGTTATTCCCACAGGAGGGGAATTCTACGTTTATACTCTTTATGAGAATAGCTCAGGGATTATCACGGGGGCACTTCATTCGGAGAAAGAAGTGGGCTACAACGCTTGGTCCTTTGCCAATGGCAGTCTATCCCCTTCTGATGTCAATGGCTCCACCAACCCGGCTATTAGGACCACTAACTATTATGGCCCAGCCATGATCCTCTCTCAGACCCTGAAGCCGTCAGTTGCCCTCTTTGGCACTAGCAGAACTGTAGGAAGTGGGGCAGATGTGGGAGCTATCTATCGGGGAGAGATAGCTAACCACCTAGGGGGCCAGATGGCCTATGCTAACTTTGCTCAGTCCGGCTCCTCGGGGGGTGGGGCTGCGTCGGGCAACTTCGACCTCCGCGCCGAGTTAGCTAGCCTCTACGCCTCGGGAGCTGTGATCTCCCATGGTACCAATGACCTTACTGGTGTTACCGGTAACGATGCGGTTGTGATTGGATTGCTAGAGGACCTGATAGATAAGATCAGTGTTCCCTCCCATTTGGCCACTATAGCTCCTCGTAGTACTTCTACGGACTCCTGGGCCACTCTAGGAAACCAGACAACAACGGCAGCTAACTCCAATAGAATCTTAGTGAATGCAGCCATAAGAGCGGGTAACGTGGCCGGTGCAGCAGGGTATCTGGAGGTGGCTAATGGCTACGAGAGCTCAGAAGACTCGGGCCTTTGGAAAGTCAACTACACTAATGATGGGGCTCACGCTAATCAGACAGGCTATGATGGGGCCATAGGGTCCTTTAGTGTTGGCTCACTAATAGACTCTCTATCCTAAGGAAGAAGTATCATGCAAGAACGAATGACCAAGGCATCGAAGACAGGCAAATCCGTCTACATGCAAACCATGGGCCGTCCCGCCTGGACACCCCGGGATTACGCGAGGCTATCCAAGGAGTCCTACCAGATGAACGCCGTGTCTTATCGCTGCGTTCGTCTTGTGGCAGAAGCTGCAGCCCAGATGCCCTTCCTGGTATTTGAAGGCGACAAGGAAATGACTGAGCATCCATTCCTGAAACTGATGAAGCGGCCCAATCCGTTTGAGTCACGTCAGGAGCTGCTTATCCGCCTCTACTCATTCATGCTTCTTGCCGGTCAGTCCTACGTCGAGCCGGTCATGCTTGACCAGGACATCCGCGAACTCTTCGTTCTCCGCCCCGACCGCATGAAAATTCAGATGGGACCGAAAGGCTACCCCTCCGCATATGTCTATGGCATCGGTGGTCGTGAGGTCCACTACCAAATCACCGGTGGCGTTGGCGCTCAGCTCCCCATCCTGCACGTTAAGGAGTTCCACCCGACGGACGATCACTACGGCATGTCACCTGTGGAGGCTGCGGCCTACTCAATCGACGTGCATAACCAATCCAACGTCTTCGCGAAAGCACTGCTCGACAACATGGCGAGACCCTCGGGTGCTCTTGTCTACTCTGGTGGCGAGTCAGGCACTGAAGCCCTGAGTGACGATCAGTTCACTCGCTTGAAGACGGAGTTGGAGGAGAAGTATCAGGGGGCCAAGAATGCGGGACGGCCACTGCTGCTTGAAGGCGGGCTCGATTGGAAGGAAATGAGCCTTGCGCCGAGAGACATGGAGTATTCCGACAGCAAGCAGCAGTCGGCACGGGACATTGCTCTTGCTTTCGGCGTTCCTCCACAACTACTTGGCATTCCAGGCGACAACACTTACACCAACTACAGCCAGGCGGTGCGGGCGTTGTATCGTCAGACAGTCATCCCTCTTGTGACTCACGTCTGTGGTGACTTCACCAACTTCTTCGCTCCCACCTATGGTGACGACTTTGAAGTTCGCACCGACCTCGATGAGCTTGAAGCACTGGCCGATGAGCGTACCGAAAAGTGGAAGCGGGTCAATGAGGCGAAGTTCATCGGCATTGATGAGAAACGTGATGCGGTTGGCTATGAGCCTTACCATGATGCTGAAGTCGGCAAATCCATCTTCGGACCACTGAACGAGATGCCTCTTTCTGCTGAACCGCCCGAAGGTGATGACGATGGTAAAGAGCCCAGTTCGGAAGACCCCTTCGATGATGACGATAAGAAGAAGCCTGAGGGGGGTGACTCCTGATGCGCAAAATGGGTGTTATATCGAGCCAGACGCTCCTTAAGTATGAAAAGCGCATGACTATCAGCGTGTTTCGCTTAAATCGCGCCCTGGCTCGTGAGATCGACGCCGCGCTAGTGTCTCAACCAGGTGTTGTGCCTCGGATCGAACTTGACGACTGGAAACGGGAATTACAGGACATCATCGCCCGTTACAGCGAAACTGCCTCTCGTGAGGGTGTTCAACACATCCTATCGGCATCAGGTCGAAAGAATGAGGCTCTCGAATCGGTCATGATGGGTATACGCTACCGTCTTCGTCAACACTCACAGCGACGAGCAGCTCTCATTGTACAATACCTTGAGCAGCGTATCACCCGAAACCTTGAGTCAGGTATGACTGTTGCTGAAGCAAGAGCGGCAATCCGTCGCATCCTCAATACTCGGGGCTATGCGGAGCGTATCGCCCGAACAGAAACACACACCTCGCTTGAACGCGGGGCCTTCGAGGCCGCACGGTCTCTTGGAGTTAGGATTACCAAAGAGTGGGTAAGTCGAGAGGATGGCAATGTCCGTCCCGATCACGCTATAGCCCAGGGCCAAATACAAGAGATTGACACACCCTTTGTCATCGGGGGAGAGTCCATGCTCTATCCGGGTGATCCTGACGCTTCGGCAAAACAGACGGTTAATTGCCGTTGCACTATAAACTATAGATTGGAATGGACATGAATACTGATGAAGTTAAAGAGCTGGCTCACGAGGTGTCTCGAGAGACAATCGGTGAGGTATTCAAGCTCCTTGGTGTGGATATCCACGATGTTGAAAGTGTAAACAAGTTCCGTGGTGACCTGATATGGATCCGCAGATATCGCAAAGCCTCAGAAACAGTTGGCTCCCGGGTGCTTGTCACCGTTACCACTATTCTTACAGGGGGCGTGGTTGCTGCCATTTGGTCCTATATACAAACTCGGCCCAGTTAACCCCCTGTTGCCAAAACCCCAGTTATGGCGTAATATGCGCCCACGAAAGGAGACTGCAAATGACCAAGAACCTCGAAAGCAAGTTCGCTACCATCGACCTAAAGCAGGTCAGCGAAGATGGCGAGTTCGAGGGCTACGCTTCGAAGTTCGGTGACCGCGACCAAGGTGGTGACACAGTCCTCAAGGGTGCCTTCTATAACTCACTCAAACAACGCAAGGCCGGAGGCATCAAGATGCTCTGGCAGCATGACCCATCCCATCCCATCGGGATTTGGGATGAAGTCAAGGAAGACGCCAATGGGCTCTTCGTCAAGGGTCGTATCCTGTCCACAGTGCAAAAGGGTCGCGAGACACTAGAGCTCATGCGGGCAGGGATCATTGATGGTATGTCCATTGGGTACCGCACGATCAAGGCTACGCGAGACGACGCCACAGGCGAACGTCAGCTGAAGGAACTTGACTTGTGGGAAATCTCGCTTGTAACTTTCCCCATGTTGCCATCGGCGACTGTGACTTCGGTTAAGGGCGACTGGAACAAGCGTGACACCGAGCGTGTACTGCGAGACGCAGGCATGCCCAATGCGATGGCTGTAAAGCTTATCGCTGGCGGCTGGGATGCCGCTACCAAATCCGACGGACAGGGCGATCCTGACGACGGGCTAAGCGATCTGGCCAAACAAATTGGTCAGATGAATGAAACCCTGCAAAGGAGACTCTCATGAAAGACTTCATGACACCTAATGCCGGCGGCCTCGAGTTCAAGGACGTTTCCGGTGGCAACAGCACCGAGACCAAACAGGGTCCGGACACAAATGAAATCAAGAAGCTTCTGGATGGTTACGACCGGACAGTTCAGGACTTCATGACGAAGACTGACGAAACGCTTGCTGACCTCAAGAAGAAGGGTTCGATTGATCCCCTCGACAACGAGTCAGGCAAGAAGATGCAGGCTGATCTTGATGGCTTGAAGAAGTCCATTGATGGTCTGCGTCTGCAAGAAGCGCGCCCACTCAATTATTGTCTTCTACC